TCACCCAAACTTCCGAAGATCTGGATTGACGTGCTCGATTGCCGACTGGATTTCATCCTGGGTCGGCGTGATCCCGAGGAACTCGACCAGATTGCTGATCACCTCCTCGGGATACGTCACCAATTCGGCGAACTCGATCCGGAACATCGGCACTTCGGGATGCTCGGCGATGAAGTTGTCTCGGTGGGCGAGGAGACTGCGTTGCAGAACCTCGCATTCCTCGTCGTTCGCCGCGAACCATTGGCCACGATGTTTCTCGCTTCGGTTTTGCAGCGAACGAATCGACGCTTCGATGTCTCGTTCGACGGAGATGATTCGCAGTGAATCGCCCAGTCCGGCGTGAAGGTGATTCACGAAGCGACATAGATGCGGATACTTTGCGCCGGAGACAGTCTTGTCGCGGTTGGCTTCCGATTTGCGACTGACGATCCACGACTTGAGCATTTGAGTCAGTTGGTCGTCGCTGACATTCGGGTCCGTTGCCGGGAACCGCATCACTTTTTCGCAAAGCTGTGCTAACCCGAGCGCCTCGCCGCCTCCGGTCGCTTCGTAACCACCGAGTTGATTTCCCATGTGAACGCCCAGATGGTGCATCACCATCGCGACGCACGACGTGCCGGCGCGGTGCGGGCCGAGGACCGCAAAGAACGGTGCGTCGGAATGATCCGCGTTTTTGGCGTCATTGAAGAATCGTGTTTGACTCCATTTGCGTCCGCAGATATTGGACTTCGTGGGAAGTTGCCCAACGAGCCAGCGATCAGGTGTGTAGACCCCGATGGATTCCTTTTGGATATTCTTCCCCTGGACGAGAGCTTGGTAGCGACGTTGGATTAAGCGACCGAGGTGATGGTCGATATGGTGCTTGGAGTGCCAATCGTTCCAGGTCAAATGCCGATAGAGTGTTTTCATCGCGTCGCGCCCGCGGACCATGAACGCGTGGGTGCGATTCACGTTGTAGGGTCGATAGACGTGTTCGCTAACCTTTTGCGGCGGGTTCTTTCCGGCGTAGAGGTGTTGGCCACCCAGATACGCCATGCCCCAATCGGCAGGCAATTCGGCAATAAACTGTTGCAGTCGCTCGCAGAAGTCGTCGCCGAACCCTGCGTCGTCTTCAAAGACAACGTACGAGTCGATGTGTTCGAGCAGACACTTTTCGAGAATTAGTAAGTGAGATCGGTAACACCCCCACGCACCATTACCTGCTCGCCACTGCGGTGGTGTCGCGACGCGCCGGCCGTCGATCGCGGCGAAGCGTTCTGGTTCGGGGAACGGCCAAGGATCAGGAAGTTGCCGCATCCATTCTCGCATTCGATCATCGCGGCGATCGAGGTTAATTAGGAAACAGCGTTCAACGATTGAATTCGTCCTCGGGATCGTCTTGGTCTGGTTCGGGTGCCCCTTCGGGGAACTTCCGCTCGTACTTGCGGATGGCAGTGTTGACGAGACTGCGGGCGACTGTGGCCGTAAACCTTCCATGTGGGAGTCCTCTTGCTTGGGCTTCTTCGAGTAACCAATCGACGATCGTGTCAATGTTTTGGCGGCAACCTTCGGCACCCCAGTCGTTCATCGTGTCGACACGGGTTTCGCAGTTGCACGTTTCGCTTGGCTTGGCAAACCAAGCGATCATCTTTTTGAGCTCGTTGCCGGGGCCGGGCTTGTAACTGCTCATCTTCAACGTCACCGGCATCGGATCTTCGTCCGGCATGTAGTTGCGAAGCAGTGACTCCAACTCAGTGACGTCCTGTTTGCGTCGCTTCTTGTTGACCAATGCCATGCCGATCGTGACGACATTGATCGCGCACGGGTTGTCATTGGTCTGGCACGCGTTGCAGGCAGCCGGCGTTGTTTGCACGCGACAACCTGCGATCTGGTTGGCCACTTCGCATTGGTTGTCGGGCGTTAGATGTGGGCAATGGATCATGCTGTCATGCCTGCTACTGCGCCATCGAATGAACCGGACGAACTAGGTGGGTCGCCGGGGTCTTCACAATCGCTGCTCACCAACTCCCAACCGCACGACCAAATCCACGTGCTGTTGCAAGGTTCACTGGATCCGCTGCGATCTTCGGATGGTTCCTCGGTTGAATCGCTTTCACTCGGTCGATCGGAGCCGTCGCTGCTGTCGGACGCACTTTCGCTGGGTCGGTCGGAACCATCGCTGGGTGGGTCGGAGTCGGATGTTGAGTCGTTGCTTTCAGATGGTTGATCGCTGTCGCTACCCGATGAATCGCCGACACTCGGGTCGTCGCTTGCACTGGGCCGATCGCTGTCTGAGCCTTCGGAGTCAGATTCGCTTGTGGATGGCGGGTTGGATTCAGAATCCGAACCGTTCGACGACGCTGCGACGCTTGTTGAGCCATCGCTGACAGAATCACTGCCCGAGGTTGAGTCGCTCGTCGATCGAGAATCGGAACCGGAATCGCTGCCGGAATCGGAATTTGAACCGCTTCCAGACGTGGAACCACTATTGCTTCCACTGCCTGAATCGCTGTTGGAGTGCGAAGCCGATCCGCTCAGTGAGTAGCTTTGCGAGTCCGAACTTCGGTCAATGCTTGATTCGCTCGGAGGCTCACTGCCAGACTCGCTCGCTGATTGCGATGTTGATTCGGAAGTCGACTCAGATTCGGATTGAGATTCAGACTCGCTTGAATCAGAAACGCTGTCGCTGCTTGCCGATGAATTCCAACTATAGGATCGTGAACCTTCCGAGTCGGATTGGCTCGTTGACTCACTCTCTGACAAGCTTGAATCGGATCGGCTCGATTCAGAATTCGATGATTCGCTGGTCGATGACTCGCTTTCGGAGACAGACGATTGCGAACTGCTGACGGATGGCGTGCTGGCGGATTCGCTTGATTGCGAGGTGGACGAATCGCTCGACGAACCGGAATCGCTTGATTGCGAGTTGCTCGACGACGAATCACTCGCCGATGAACTGGACGCGGACACGCTTGGCAGGCTGATCGACGTACTGGAATCGCTCGATTCGCTTGTCGATGAGTCGCTGGACTGGGAATCGGACGAACTGTCCGATGAATCACTCGATGCGGACGAGGAACCGTCGGAACTGGATGAACTGCTTACGCTCGGCAGACTTGTCGATGTGCTTGAATCGCTGCTGTCCGAGGAATCGCTCGATTGGCTACTGCTTTCGCTACTGGATGAAGACTTTGAACTGTCGCTTGAATCGCTACTGCTGGATGCGGACGAACTAAGGGAAGAATCGCTACTGTCGGATGACGACGAGTTCGAGGATGAATCGCTGCTCGAAGATGACTTTGATGAAGACGACGAACTGCCGGAACTGCTGCTCGATGACGAACCGCTGCTTGATGAGGACGATGGGCTGCCGGACGACGATGACGACGGTCCGCTGCTAGACGAACTCGAACCTGATGAACTGCTGGAAGACGACAGGGAGCTGCTGGAACTCGACGACATGCTCGATGAGCTTGAACCGCTCATGCTCGAACTACTCGACGAGCCACTGCTGCTTGATGAGCTTCCCGATGACGAGGATGAAGATGATGACGAGGGAGACGAAGAAGAACTGGTGGACGATGAATCGCTGCTAGAACTGCTGCTGGAACCTGAACTCGACGAGCTGCTGGAGCTTGATGAACTGCTCGAACTGCTGCTGCCATCACAGCAACGGCAACCGATTGTCAGATATGCTGATGTGTCCTCATGGAAGTGGCAAACGATCTGTTGGCTTGCCAGCAATGCGTAATCGCAAACGTTGTAAACCGAGACGGCAGGGCCAATCGGTTTCCATCCGCCATCAAAACGTAGCTCGCGAGCCGTTCCCCACGACTTTGCTTTGATACGTTTCGTCGGTTTGCACAGAAGTGTTTGCTTGGGCGGGTCGACGACCCAGGACCGATGCCCATCAAAGTTGACGACGATGTATTGGTCTTCGCCACTTCCTTCGATCGGGCCGCGGATTCGCTGAGCCGAATGGTTGCGAGCGGTGATCCGGACCACGTCACCGGCGGGATCATCAACGGGTTGGATCTCGCCGTCTTTATCCAGCTCGAACAGGTCGCAATCGGCGCTGCCGGCTCGCATCCCGCGACGGGCCGCGATGCCGCCGGCCGGGACTTTGACGAGGTAAACCGGATCGGCGGGCCGGCCGACTCGGACGACTGCCCATTGTCGGCCAGTCTTCGCCGGATCTTTCCGCCATAAGATTTGTGCCGATCCGTCGGGCTTCGACTGCAATGTGTCGCCACCCGATTCGGCGACGTCGGCGAAGCGATGCCAGGTTTTGGTGACATCGACTTGGGCCGCGACGACTCCGTCGAAGACGACTCGGCCGACTTCGCCATCGCGGATCGGTTCGATCGCGACGCCGAATCGGCCCGTGTGGTCGTCTTCGGTCGGGCGAACCGTTTTGATGGTCGCATCGCGAACGAAGCGGGCCAGTTCAACCGGGCCGGCTTCGGGATCCGTGATGGGCGAATCGAATCCGGCGATGCCGCCAATCGGGACGACCGCACCCGACGTGTTGTGAACGCGAACGGTCGACGCGTTTCGCAGGTGTGTTCGTTGACCACCGCCGCCGGGCAGACGGTTGCGATGTGACGCCTCGGCCGCCGCCAGCAGTCGGTTGTATTCGACCGCGGTGATGTTGAGACTGTCGCCGGGTCGAACACGTCTTGCCACCTACGAAAGTCCTAACGCTGCGAAATTGCCATCGGGATAGACTTGTTCGACGTAGGCCGCCGCTGGCGTTTGCAGCACGCGATCGCCGACGACCTCTTCGTCATGCTTCACCCACAAGTAATCCCAACCGCGTTTGCTGACGCTGCCGATATTGCCGAGTTGCAATGCCGGCTGATTGGGGCGAGCGGCAAAATGGTAGGTGATGTCGACCCAGTTGTTGTCGTCCTCGCCTCCCTCGCCCCCGAGGAACAGGGCTTCGCCAGGGCCGAAGATCGACCATGCCGTCGAGTTCGTTCGGCCGGTCATGGAAACGACCGCCAGCAGATACGATGTCGAAACGAACTCAAACTTCTTGCGGACCGAGAACTCAAACGCCGGCACGGTGACATCGACGCCCGAGACACCTGAATCACTCACGCCGATCGCGCCGCGGTAGTCTGGGGCGATCTTGCCGGGCGCGGCATAGATGCCTCGCGTTAGCAAACTTTGGTTGATGTGCGTTGTGGCTCCCGTGGTATTGAACGAGACCGGATCGAGCTTGGTTTCATTGAGCGTGACGCTGACCAACGCGTGCTTGGCGTTGATGAATTCCGAGTCGACTTGCAGGAACGGAATCAGGTCGGGAAAGTTGTCTTCGTAATACGATTGGGCGGCACTGGCGGCGGCCGGTGGACTGACGTTTCCACCGTTGGTCGCGACGTAAGCGGTGAAGTCCGAATTCGTTTTGCCGCGTGACGCTTTCTCCGACAGAGCCGCGACGTCGAAGTTGTAGCCTCCGTATGAAAAACTCATCAGCTAAACACCAACCCGCCGCCGGTGGATCGTTCGGCGAGCTTGCGAGTGTTGTTGGCGGTCTCGACGATCGCTCGTTGGACGTCCTCGCTGAGGCCGAGACCGGATCGTTCACCCGACTCGCTGAGGCTGCCACTTCCGCCGGCTAGTAATTCGTTGGACTTCATCAAATATTGACCGATGGCGACGAGGCGATCGTTGATTTGCTGCAGGCCTGAGTCGGCGATGGCGTCGGGCTCTGGTCCTTGCTGGGCGATCGCATCATCGGCTTGTTCGTCGATGGCCAGCTTCGGTGCGACGATGATTTCAGGTTCTTCGTCGAGCGGTTCAGGTTTCAGCTTCTCAGCGGGAGCATCAAGACCGATCGGTTCGAGTTTGCGAGCACCGCTGCCGATGTTGAGGCCGCGTGAATCAAACTTTCCGGTGACGGACTCGTTCGATTGATCGCGGACGTCGGTGCCTGAAAAATTGTCGATTGAGGCTTGGGCGTCGCGGTCGAGTTCCAAGGCGACTGAATTGTCGTCGAGTTCAGCGGGCGGCAAGTCGAGTTTGCTTTCGTTGCCGGCTCGATCGGTGATCGCGGCTGCCTTGGCTTCCATCGCCGCGATGCCGGCCTTGAGTTTGTCGAGACGCTCATCACCGGCGGCATCTTCGCCCGTTAGTCCCGCGTCGGTTTGAGCGGCTTCGAGTGACGCTTTGGCTTCGGCGATCGCTGCTGCCAGGTCGTCCGAGATTTGTGGCGATGTGGTCTCACTGTTGATCGCTTGCTCGTCGCCTTCTGGTTTCAGAGCGTTTGCTTTGTCGATGGCAGCTTGGAAGTCCGCTTCGGCTTCGGCGACTTTGGTTTGACGATCGGCTTCGGCGAGGGATCGCTCGGCACGTTTGGCGGCGGCGTCGGCCTTTGCTTGGCGACGCATTTCGTCGAGTGTGTCGCGAACGCCGGTCGCGAATTCCTCCGTGTCGGCAGTGCGTTGTTCGTTGGCTTTGGCGTTGGCATCGAATTGACGATCCCGTTCAGCATCGACCGCGGCGTTTTGTTGGTTGGTCTCGGCGTCGATCGCAGCGAAGTCGGCGTCGAGGTCTTGGCCTTCGCGTGACTTCTTGCGATCTTCGAGTTGGCGTTGCAAGTCTTCCTGCATCGCCTTGCGGTTGGCCTCGATCTCGGCTTTGCGTTTTTGGCGGCGTTCGGCACGGCCGGCGATCGCGGTTTGCCGTTTGCGTTGTTCTTCCGCGTTGTTGGCGTTCGTTTCGTTGTCGATCTTCCGCACCTCGGCTTCGACATTGATGTCGTCGTCGAAGAGCGATTTCAACTTCACCCAGGCCTTGCGGAGGAACCCGACCGTGCTGTTCCACATCTTGCGGACTTCACCAACGAACACGGCCCACGAATCGGCGAGGTAGTCGATCGTTTCGACCCACGCTCCTTCGACGCCGGCCAGAGCGTTGACCAACACACCGCCGATCTGGATCGCGACGTCGCCGGCGATGTCGACCAATTCGTGAAGTTTCAGGAAACCTTTCTTCAGGAACCCGACTGTGTTGTTCCAACCTTTCTGGACCGCCGACGTGAGGATCGTCCAACCGTCGGCGAGGTAGGCAACCGTGCTGTTCCAGATCGCTCGCAATCCGCCGAAACCTTGCATGAGTTGGTCGGCGAGTTTGTAGACCGCGTCGCCCCAAGCGTCGGAAAGGTATGCGGTGAATCGTGACCACATGCCTGAGAGCCAGGTCGTGCCTTTGGTCCACTGCATTTTGATGTAAGACCACAGCACATCGACGGCCGCGTTGATGTCGCCGGCTCGCAGAGCGTTGGCGATTGCACCGAATGCGGCCATCGTGTGGGCCTTCAGGTTTTGGAAAGCTCCTTTGAGGAAGTCGATTGAACTGCCGATCGCACCCGACGTGTAGAGGAAGTAGGCACCGAGAGCGACAACGCCGGCGACAACCAAACCCAGTGGCGAGAACAACAAAGCCATCGCACCGGCTGCAGAACTGATCGCTCCGGTCAGCAATCCAAACGCTCCTGAGAGTCCGGCGGTGACTGCGGCATAGACGCCGGCCAGTGCGATGTTGATCTTTTTGACGGCAGCCAAACCGATGAAGACCGCTTTGATGCCTGCACCGACGGTCTTCAAGACCGCCCAAGTTGCCGCGAGCGTTTTCGAGGCGACGGACAAACCGATCGTGATACCCTTCAGGGCGATCATCGCGGCACCGACGCCGGCGGCACCGACTTTCATTGCGGCGAAACCCGCCACGGCGGTCAGGATCGCGGCTCGGTTTTCGCTGGCCCACGCGAGTGTGCTGCGAAGCAAGCTGCCGACCGCCGACAGCAATCCGCCGGCGAACCCATCGAGGCTGGATGACAGTTGATCCCACGCGTCGGCCAAAGCCGCGACGCCTTGTTTCCATAAGCCACGCAAGTACGCCCACATGACTTTGGCCACACCGGTGATGTCACCGAATGCGAGTGATGCAGCGATGGCTTTGAAGGCAGATTGAGAGTCGACCGCGATTTGAGCGAACGCGGTTTTGAAGAACGCGGAGACTCGAGACAACAGGCCGGACGTTTTGGCGAGGTACAGACCAAGCCCTACAACGCCAGCAACCACCAAACCGATGGGCGAAAGCAAAGCTGAGACCGCTGCACCGGCCATGCCCACGACGCTGCCGATCGCGGAGAAGATCCCAAGTAACCCGCCAACCGCCATCGACGCTGCCGCGGCGGCCGAACCGATCGTGAGTAGTGCGGCACCGGCGGCGATGACTCCGGCTGCGACCAACGCGGCAACTTGGACGACTCGTTTGTTTTCGCCGATCCAGTCGGTGATGGAGGAAGCAGCGAGCGAGACGTTTTCGGTCAGTCGCTGAATCGGCTTTTCGAGAGCCTCGCCGATCGCGATGCGGACGGCTTCAAAGGAACTGGCGAGAACTCGGAACGCTCCGCCGAGACCGGATTCCATTTTGTCGGCTGTCTTCTTGGCGATGCCTCCTGCACCTTCCAGTTCACCGAGTAACTCGCGAGTGTCCGTGACCGTTTTACCGATCGCGGACGCAGCGGTGATACCGAGCATCCCAAAGACTTCGTTGAACTTGGCTGCCCGATCGGACGAACCGAGGTCTTTCGTGGCCTCGGCCACTTCGCCCAGAACGTCGGCCAGCGGTCGAGCGTTTCCGGCCGCATCTTTGGTCGCGACACCGAACACTTTTTGAAATTTTTCCGACTCGGCGGCCGACAGTGTCAGCAATCGTTTCAGTGCGTTACCGGCGGATGAGCCTTGGATGCCCACGTTGCCAAGCGTTCCCAGGATCGCGAGCGTTTCTTCGAGGCTCATGTTCGCATCGGCCGCGACGGGACCGGCGTACTTCAGTGCTTCACCGAGTGACTCGACGCTGTTGAAACTCTTGTTGGCGGCGGCCGTCAGTGCGTCGGCGACTCGCGGGGCTTGGCCGGCCTCCATGTTGAATTGGCGGATCGCAGCGGCGAAGATTCCTGATGCGAGCGTGGCATCGGTGCCGGTCGCTCGGGCGAGATTCATGACGCTGCCAGTCATGTCTTCGATTTGTCGCGGATCGAAACCAGCACGGCCTAGTTCCGTCATCAGGCTGGCGACTTCGACGGCCGAGAAGCTTGTTGTCGCTCCGAGTTGTTTCGCCTTCGCATTCAAACGATCGAACGCCGCGCCGGTGGCTCCCGTGATGGCGGCGACTTGTCGGATCGCGTCGTCGTACTCGGCAAACTTTTGGATGCCGGCACCCAGCGGCGCGGCCATCGCGACACCCAGGCCGGTCAGCTTTGCACCCATCATCGACGTCGATGATGCGAACGATGAAAGTTGTTTCTGTGCCGAACGCAGTCCCTTCACCAACGCTGAGTTCTTCAGCGTCAGTTCAACGAAAGCGGCTCCGGCACGAACTTGGGACATGGGGAAGCGATTAGCCTTTAGCGGTTAGCGATTAGCTTTGGTGAACTTGGCACCGAGTAGCGATGCGACTTGTTCGACGCTCGCCTTTGCAGGAGCGGGCCGCGTCGTGACGCACGGATTAAAGTCGTCGGGCTTGAACGGCTTTCGACGTCGCTTGCGGTCGCGGTTGACTTCGGCGGTGATCCACACCAGCGTGCTGGCGAGTTGCCAATCGTGTCTGCGTTTGGCGTCAATCATCCAGCACAGTTGCCGGAGCGTTAGCGGTCCGGGGTCGACACCGAGGATGCCGGCGAGGTGACAGATTTCGCGTTCAAGCCGGGCACCTCCAGATTCGCTTCGAGCTCCGCGACCATCTTGTCCGCCAGCGTCGGGTCGTCGAGTTTCCGGTGCAGCATCTCCATCCCGCGTGCCGTCACCTCGCGTTGATGTGTCACCGCTTTGCTCAGCAGACGGCGTTGGTCCTCCGGGAGGAAGTCCAACAGCGCTTCGACAAGTGCGTTGCGTGCTTCGGTCAGGCAATCGCCCGACAGTCCGGACTCGAAGACCTCCTGATCGACGCTGTCTTTGTCCGCTTGCGGTTTGCACACTGCGAACAAAACTTCACCGAGCAACAGGAAGTCTTGCGTCATCTGTGGGATCAAGTCGCCATCGACAGCATCGAGCAAGCGAACGCCGGTGAGCGTCTTCACGCGGCGAAGCGTCGTGTTGTCGATATCAACGATCCAAACGCGACCATGGCGGTCAACAAATTTTTGCATGGGATTCCGTTCCGTGGTTTAAGATACAGACAAGTCGAGTGCTGTTTGAAAAGGTGATCATCCTTGGTGGCATGTCGTACAAAAACCTGTTGTCCAACGCCTTGTGACCGATAGCACCGAACCAATTCGCCGTCGTGCCTTGCGCTTTGCTCGGACGCTTGAATTTGACAACCCCGTTATTCTGGATGTCCGCGACGCTGACAAAACTGTGGTGTTGGAGAGAGGCTCCGGCGACATCTCTCAATATCGTACTGTGCGGATTGAACTGCAGTTGTCCACTGATCTTCGCCAGAGCACGATCGAACATGCAGGCCCCAATGATGCCGACGAACTCAAGCGGGTTCTTGAAGCCCGTTGGATCTACGATATCACGTGTAGCGCAACAGATATAATACTCGTGGACATCCCATCATTCATTGACTGACACTACCATCACGCACTTATGCAGGGGCGTCGGCCAACATCTTTTTTACGCTGAGGCCTTCGGCACACCTTCCTTGTTTGGCAACGCGGGCTGGCACTGGTAGAATCGCTCATAGTTCAGGCATCGTCCGCTTCGTTCAGAGAAGTGTCATAAAAACCTTCCGTTGACAGCCTCAGTTTGTTCATATGGCACGCATCACGACGTATTTCGCTGCAAGCTCTGATGCATCGCTCGAATCTGTCTGCAACGCGCTGCAAGCACGACTATCGCTTCCAGACTTCTATTTCGATTGTCATGACTCTTGGCGGTACGCCAGCGCCAACTCAAACGCGATAGCGATTAATGTGACGCGAGCCTCTGACTCCCACACGATCGAGACCTGGATGCCGGACTGTCCGAAAGGCGTCAATTTCCAGATTATCGCCGAATTTGACTCTGAACCTGACGGCCTTGATGCCCATCTTCGCGAATCGCTGGGTACCAAGGCCGTGCGTTATGCCTCTCTTCGCGCATAGTGCGTCGGCACTTTAGCGGCACACGAAATAGCTTTACAGTTGATCTTGCTTTGCACGTCAAGGGCCGCCACCAACGTTCATTCCACCGCCGGACGACGACTGCGTCGGCTTGAGTGTCACGTCGGCTGAGACGACTTCTTCGAGGTTTTGGTTGACGTTGAAGTTCATCACTTCGCAAGTCAACGTCAGTGCTCCGCCGGCGTCGGTGATTCCTACATCGGTAGGTGAACCGCTCGACCACAAGCCTTGCAGCATGCCGAACGCGGTGTCTCCGGACTTGTTGAGCACGGTGAATTCGATCGACGCATCTTTAAGCGTGCCGACGGTGGCTCGCCAACCGTTGTTGTCGCGGGTCGATGCATCGGCCTCCGCCTTTTCCAGTGTGACGGTCAGGTCTTTGACGTTCTTGATCTCGGCACCGTCGATCGTCAGGACTGCGTCGAGACCGAGTTTTACTTCAGCGGACATTGAGGTTTGGTTCCATCCGTGGATCGGGAAAAGTTACTTGACGGAGTCCCGCCAGAATTTGGGGAGTTGGGCGCGGTGAGTGTCGAGGGCGGGCTTCATGAAGGGTCGCTTGGGATAGCGTCCGGGTTTGGTTGCTCCGCGACGTTGGTTCTCTTCGTCGATCAGTCGGCGGGCGCGGTTGGCTTGGGCAGCGGTTCGCAGTTCGATGCGGGCGAACTTGCCGGGACGGATTGCTCGGATGGGACCGTGCTGGCCGACTCGGAAACGATGGCGTTTGAGTCGTCGACGCTTCTTTGCCCTACCGCCGAATTCGTGGAGGTTCCAGAGTTGGCCGGAGATTTCGTTGACCGGGCCGATGACGACACCGGGCGTGCGTCGGTCGACTTCGTAGCGGAACGAACGTCGCAGTCGGCCAGTGGGCGAGCTCGGTGGGCTGCCGGGCCGCGACGGGTTTTTGCGTTTGCGGATACTGCGATAGGCGGTCTTGCGAATCGCTCCGCCGGCATGACCGAGCGAATTGAACGACGCTTGGTCAACCTTCTTCTTGACGCGGTTGGCATTGAAGCGAACACGCGTCCGGATGTGCATCACTTGGCGAGTTCAAACGTGAGCGACAGCAGACTGGTAAACTGGTTGAACTGCGTCCAATGCTCGGTTGAATAGAGAACAGAGTTTTCAACCTTGATGCAGCGGGCGGCGACGTAGGAGTTGAGTCGCTTGAGACGGAAGTAGTCGGCGATCTCTTCGACGAAGAACACCAGCGGGTCGATTTCTTTCGCGTCGCCTTTGCTGAACTTCTTTTGGATGGCGACGTCGATCGTTGCGTGGAACTTGTTGGTGGCTCGATCGAGCGGGAGGTATTCGACCTCGCGTGGCACCACAGTGACTCGCAGTTCCTTCATGTCTTCGAGATCGAAGTTGGGAACGTAGAGTCGTTGGGCCGACAGGTTCTTCTTTGAAAAGTCGCCGGCGTTGATTTCGGCGACGACGCTTTCGGCGATTTGAATGACGGTGGCGGGAGTCGTTGCTGTCATGTGATGGTGTCGACCAGTTTCGTGTGGATGCGGAGTTTGACTCGGAAGGGATCGCTGTACCGCCACGGCGGTTCGTTGCCGATTGACATCAGCTCGTAGACGAATGTGGTGTCGCCTTCGGTTTCGAGAATGCGATCGCCGCGGCGGGGCCAGGTGCCGATGGGCGATGCCAGCAAATCTTTGGTGTTGATCAGGAAGTCACGAACTTGGGCGCGGGTGATGACGCCTTCGCCATCGTCTTGCTCGTATTCGGACTTGCCGATGGTGGCGGGAAGCTCGACGGAGAGATCATCGCGTTGGTAGGTGACTATCCGCGAGGCGAACCGGGTCAGCTTGGCGGCGAGCCAAGACTGACCTTTGTGAAGCATGTCGCTCATTTAGCGGCGGTGCGTTTGCGGGTTCGCGTCGCGGCCGGCTTTGCTCGTGGCTTGGGTGCCGGCGGTTCGGGTTCGACTTCGTCATCGACGTTCGCCAAGTTGACGGCGAGATCGTTGACGATTCGCTTGACCTTTGCCTTGGCGAACTTGCCGATGAAGTAGAGGATGAAGAACGCGACGATCGACCAGGTGACGATGTCTCGCGTGGACGGGAAAGGCCAGAGTTCTCGCAAGCGTTCGCCGGGACGACGTAGCAAGTGGTTTTCGAGTTCGCCTTGTTCGCGGTTGCGGGGTAGGCTCGGGAACAGCCCACCACCGCCACGGTCTTGTCCGTATTGTTGAGGTTGTTGTTGCCGGCGATCGGGAAGCGGGCATTGGCCGTTGGGGCAGTTGCCTGAGACAGTGAGGTTGCATCCGCAGTTGGGACAGCATGCATTTTGAAACGCCATCGCCGGCGGACTGGATTGCGGACCTTCGGTGATGGAGTCTTGGTACAGCAACATGATGTCGCGGTCGGAACCGGTCGCGGGGATGCCCGACGGCAAGCGTTGGGCGCGGATGGATTCAACATCACGTTCGATTGCGAAAGGATCGGAGTATTTGAGAATCACTTCGTCGGATTCGCCTTGGTTCTCTTCACCGTCGGCGACTTCGGGTTTGGTGTCTGGTGTCGCTTTCGACGAAGGTTCGACCTTGGTTCCAAGTGGCACGGCGTCCGGCGGAGGAACAAGCAACACCGAGGAAGTCGTTTGCTTGCCACTGAGTCCTGCCCAGACTTCTTGATGCGTCATTGCGATGCCGTAACCGTGCGTTTCACCTCGGCCGTCGAGACCGTGACCGCCCGAGTCGGTGCTTCGCCATGCGATCAAGCCGATGATTTGAGCTTCGCCTCCGTTGACGTCGAAGATCGCTGAACCGGACCGGCCTCCCGCTGGCATTGGCACGAAATGAATCGTGTCGCCACCGTTTGCTTGGCGTCGAAGTGCGAAACCTTCAAAAGCAGTCGGCCACCGTCCGCTGGGGCAACCGACGCTGAAAATGTTCTGGTAGTTGAACGAGTCTTGCGAATCGGCGAGCGGGATGACCGGCGGGCGGTAGTTGCCCAGTGCCCGGCGATCGACGCGGACGACGGCGATGTCACGGTAGGCTCGTGGGATGTAGGCAACCGCGACCGTTTCGGCTTCGATGGGCCGGGATTGGTGCCCTTCTTTCCAGAACTCGACTTGGACGCGGTTGCCCAGACCGGTTCCCGCGACATGCGCGTTGGTTAAAACGTAGAGATGTTCTTCGCTTTCTCGGAAGAGCGTGCCGCTGCCCATCGAGTTGCCGTTGCGGATTCGCACGGTGGCTTCGCGACAGGTGTCGTGCAGGTCACCAGCGGTCGCAGCGGTGCCGAACATGCTGAGCGCGACCGCGAGCAAGATTGCTTTGGTGGATCGGATCGAATCGCCGATGATCCAGGCGGCGATGAGGATGGTTGCCAAGAGCTTGACCTCGAACGGCAGCAAGAGAACGAGAACGACACCGCCGGCTGCCGCCCAGAAGCGTCGTGATTCAAAGAGGTTTTTGAGTTTGTGTTCCATGACGGCGACACTGCCTATTGCTTGAGACGAACGAGAACTCGCAGCGTGCTCGGCGGTGCGTCTTCGACGGCGATGCCGATCATCGAATGCTCGTAGGCGTTCTTGATGACGTGGTGACTGATCTTGGACCAGTAAAGAATTGTGCCGGCCGGGATGTTGGTCGTTGGGTCTTTGACGAGATTGAAGACGCCGGCGACGGTGATGCTGCCGCGTGAGTTGGGACAGATGCCGAACTTGGCGACGCCGACCAGCTTGCCGAGCACGACAACGTTACCGGCCGGGATTTCAGCTTCGGTAATAATCGGGATCGCCACGCCCTCGTGGACGAACGTCGCCCCGATGGGTGCGATGATGGGATTGCTCACGTCGGTTCATCACTGGCTCAAACGAACGCGGACGATGTTGTCGGTGGGTTCGGCATCGTCAACGACCTTGCCGAGGAAAACCGAGCCGTCGGGGACTTCGGTCACGATGCCGTCATTGGTCGCGAAGACCTTCTGGCCGGCGGTGTAGGTTTCGGCGTCGACCGGATCTTTCGGGAAGTCAAAGACGCCTTCGACCGCGATGGAACCGAGCGTGTCGGCTTTGAGATCACGTTTGGTGACGCCAACGAGGTCACCTTGAATGACGAGGGAACCAACGGGAACGTCAACGTCGGGGGTGAAGTCGACTTGTTTGCCGTCGTGGATGTATTGAGCTTGCATGATGGGAGGCTTGAGACCTGAGGGGTGAGGCTTGAGGAAGATGAGTCAGCCCGCGATCACTCGCCGGCGACTTTCACGGCGGCGCGGTGGTCTTGCGAATTCACACCGAAGTCGATGTAACTTCGGAATCCCATGCCGAGCGTGTTGGGCGGCATTTCGACACGCTCGATGATCGGCGTGCGTCGACCGTTCAGGAACACGATCTCAAACGCCGGCAGCACGTTCGGGTTGGCGAACAAGTACCACGCGGCGGCGCTGGCACCGGGGTAGTAAGAATCCGACAGGTGCGGCGTCGAAATGATGCGGTACTTGTTGCGGTGCGGGTTATCGACGGGAATCTTGGTGGGCGATCCTTGGGCATCGATCATCAACTGTGACGATCCCATCAACAGTTCAGCTTCGGTTTCCAGTTCCACCGGCACTACCAAGTACTCGGGCCGGATGTTGATCGGCTTTTGGTCTTTGGGTTTTCCGCCCGGACCAGCTTTCTGTTTGCGGAAGGTTGTCTTGGCGACGGTCAACGCATCGGGACCGAACTTGGTGTCAGCACCTTGCAGCAAGTTGGCGTTGGCGGACGAGAAGAAGCCTGCGTTCTTCAGTAGCAGAGTGAAGAACAGATCGTCGATCGACTCGGCACCGGATCGTCCCATCTGACGTGGGATGTCCATGAACGCGGACAAATCATCATTGATGATGTCGTGACGGGTCAGCGTGAGAATCTGACCGTAGGTGTCGGCCTTGTTCGAGTACTTCTGTTCCGACAGTTTCCCGTGTTTCAATTCGCCGTCGGGTGCGACTTGTTCAAAGCCGCCAGTGCCGAGCAAGCGATAGCGGGCCACTTCCTTGAAGTCGGTGACGGTTCCTACGCTACATAGATCGAACGCCGCGATCGGCGTGTTTTGGTAGGCGGCCAGCAACGTCTTGTTCATGACGTTTTCCATGATGCTGGGCAGGCTCATGGAACTGAAACCGGCGCGGATCGTTGCTGTTCCGTCGCCGAACACTCGCGGAACGTCGATGCCTTCGCTGCGGGCACATTCGGCGACGAGTTCTCGCAAGCCGATGTGGCGGAACGGGTCGGCGGCGTTGAGCGTCTTCTCACCGTAGCTGGCCAGAAGAACCTTCTCTTCAATGCCGACAGAGAGACACGCGGCGGCTTCGAGGACGACGCGATCGTGACGGGGCGAGTTTTGCGTTTGTTCGGGAGCTTTCGGGCGTTCGCTTCGCAGCACGGCGAGTTCCGTTTTGGTGATGGACCAGCCTTGCTCGATCGCGTCGGCTTCGATGTCGGGATGTTTTTCAGTACACAGCTTGCGAATGCCAGAGATACGACGCGACTCCGCGGCGGCTTCGGCACGCATCTCGTCAACCGGCGACTTCTCGGCGGGTTTCGTTTCGGTTTTGGGTTTTGTGCTCATGTTCAAACTTGCGTTGACGGGTTCGAGGTCGTCGGTGGGATCGGTGTCGGTTTCTTCTGGTTCATTGCCAGGATCTTCGACGTCGGCGTAGTTGCCGGCAGCGACACGGGCTTCGGTGTTGTCGTCGGCACCGAGGGCGACGAATGAAACTTCGCCGAGCGTTGACTTGCGGGCGATGTACACCGGGCCTTTTTGTTCGCGTCCGTTGGCTTGAGCGATCTTGCCTTCGGGGATGAAGACGACCTTGTCGGCACTCGCGCCAAGCGACGCCTGCCATGGGAAACCGTTCTCGCTCGTTGCGATGACTTCTTGGGCGGTTGTGCCAACACCACTGATCACGCCTGCGACGACAAGCGACTTGTCGTTGATCGTGATGTCGTCGGTGTGCCCGACGATGCTGCCGCGATCGTGGTCTTTGAGGATCGGCCGTGACTTGCGGGTGACCCGCATGCCGGCGAGGTCAACGACGACTGGGTAAGGCCAACCACCCAGTCGCATCGCGCCGCCGGTGTAGGCAGTCATGCTGAACTTGCGAAGCGCCGGTTTGTCTTCACCTTCGATTGGTTCATCGGCGGCGGCCAGTTGAATCGTTGCGGCGTCATCGCAAACGATACGCAGTGAACTGGGGACCGATTCGGCTTCGGCTTCAATTGGCTTGTTGTCTTTGAGACTCTTCGGCATTGTCTTCCGTGACCTCGGTTTCGGGTTGTGAATCAGATTCGTCGGACTCGATCGTCAGACCGAGGTCACGCATCAGTGCAAGTTCTTTCGCACGCTGTTTAAGTTCCGTCTCCCAGTCACGCCCCTGCCGCGCGAATTCGATGGCCAGAGTTGTCGTATGACTGGCGAGACGGATCTTTTGGGCGTTGGCTTCTTTGGCCGGGTCGACATGTTCATGCCCGTCCCAAAACCATTGATGCTCGAAGGTTGAATCGAGCGTGCGAAGCGAGTTGGGCAGATAGCCCTCGATGAGAATGGCTTCGCGGAGCCAAGCGGTCAGGATTCGATCCAGGACAACGCGAGCAAGTTGAGTCTGCTCAACGCGGATCGACTTGAAGTAGGTTTGGTGATCGAGACGGCCGGACGCGTAGTTGTAGCCGCTCGAATTTCCGGCGGCGACGTTGAATGGCATGTTCAAACAACGAGCGATCTCGTTGAGGATTTCTTTCTTGAACTCGGCGTAAGTCGTCGCCGGTTGTTCGCTCTTCATCTGAGCCATTTTCCAGCCACCGGGCATGGTAAGAAGCATTCGCTTCTCCAGTTCGATTGGCTCGAACGGTTCCGCAGCGTCGGCTTCGCCGTTGGCCGGTGCGTCGGTGTACAGGATGCCGGCGAACTCGGCGGCTGTTTCGGCCGCGGCTAGCACCGCGAGCGTGAAGCGGCGCAGTTGTGCGAACAGTGGCAACGCCGGCGTGATGTCCGGGACGCCTCGAATCTGACCCGGTCGATCGCAGCGGAAGTAGTGCAGCACGGCAGCGGCTGGAACCGTGTTGTATTCTTCTTCGTAAGCAAAGAAATCGTCGCCAGGGTGATGGCGAAGCACGTCATAGCTGGTCGGGTTGCCATCGGCGTCGAAACGGATGCCGTCGACATAGCGTGCTGAATCGTTCGCAAGAGTTGGTGATGCGACTTGATCGGCTTCGATCAAACGCAGATCGAGGTTGACCGGCGTATCGAGTCGCTCGTTGCTAGTCAGCAAACCGAACGATTCACCATCGGCGACTCGGGCTAACCGCATCGTTCGCAGCTTTTCCGCCAAACCAATCGCTTCGCACCAAGCAAAGAACTCTGCTTCGACGAAACGGTTCGCAGCGTCATCCGCAGTCAGCATTTGCAAACGTGGGCCGGTTCCGACCACGTCGTTCGCCAGCGTCAGCGTGATCCCGCGAGCGTAACTGTTATTCGCGACTTCGTAACGCGATCGGTTGCGAAGCGTGCGTCGAACCTCGGGACTGTTCGCGGACGAGGCCGAAAGCCCATCCGCTCGCGACCAGTGCTTCATGTTGTCGAGCGTCGTGTTCGCCGCGTCGTACTTCGCTCGCAATCGTGAAAAAAAGGGCTGCCGGGGCGAGCGTCCAGAGGCGTTCGGAGGAAGGTGACTCCGCCCGCGCAATTGCTCGATGATCCCTGACAAACGCTTCAGCATCCGTGCTGTTCCTGTTGCCGTCCCCGGCAGCCCTGTGGTCGTGGTGTTGGATTGAAAGAAAGATCAGCCAGCCGACGGCGGCACGATCTTGTTGAAGCGAAGCCCGCGATGCGGCTTGGCAACAGCCTTCTTGCCGGCGAGATGTTTGTCGGCAGCGATCTGATCGGTCAGCTTGTGCTGCTCCACACTGCCGGCATCGCCGGACGCCTTAGCCGGCCCGGCAGCGTTCTCGCGAATCTCGTCTTCGAGGTCGTCTGGCATTAAACTTCCGCTGGTCGAAACAATGGCTCTCTGCTTGTAGACCTACCGGAAGAACATGCGAAATGACGAAGACGGCTCACGAATTTTGGAAAATAGTTTTTCGCTAGTCGCGTTTGCGTCGTTGCATGTCTCGGAAGCTGACTCGTTGTCGCTTCGGCGCTGCAGGTGCATCGGTGCCGAAAAGCAAGGCTCCTTGCATCGAAGCAGCAACGGCGGACCCGACCAAACAGTCGAGCCAGTGGTTGTCAGGCTGCTCGGGTCGTGCCTTCCATTCGTCGACCGTTCGCCCCCGGCCTTCGGTTCGCACGAAGTATTCCGCGGTGACTTGTTCGGCGAACATTCGGTGCATCTCTGACCGATCGCCGAACACGGAAAGACAACCTCGATCACCCATCGCGACGGCGAGACGTGCGTGCGTGAAGGACTTCCACCAATTCGTGTCGTAGATGATATGGCGGATCGCCCGCTTACCATGGATTGACGGAATCCGCCAATTCAATCCGACTCGATCACCGGGGCGGCGTTTGTATTCACTAAAAGGGTTCGATGAAGCACCGACAAACCGACCATGCGAAGGAAGCAACACCGAGGCATGTGGGCTCTGTCGGCAAAATTGATAGACCACATCCGTCGAATGGCCCCAGTTGGCGTCGATCAAGCAGCGATCAATCTTCATCGCCGCTCCGTCGTCGCGTTGCCACTCGCGACCGAGCAAGTCTGTCGTGAGCTGATCCATGCCGGCATAGAGAGATCCTTCCAGACCGGTGCCTTCGGTTGCGAGAGTATGCCGGGCGTCTCTCAAGGTGAAGTGAGGACGTTTTTGTTCAGGAAAGCTGCCATAGTCGACGACGTAACCCGTGAAATCGTCTTCCCAAGCGGCGACAACATAGAAGAGCAGCTTGCCTTGGACGTCAATGAAGGCGGTGAGATGATTGGCTGCGATCGGCAACAGACATCGCTGCATCCCGTTGAACTTGGAGGCAACTTGGTCGGCGGTCAGTTGATCGGCGTCGACGGTCTCGGCTGGCAGCGGTTCGTTCTGGTACTCGGCGAAGAACGCGGCTTCGTCTTGGAGTTTGAGATTCATCGCGTGTTGGATCGCCGACAATTCGTCGTGGTTGCAGCGTTCTTTCCACGAGACTTCCGCGCCGGCGTCCATGGCATTGCGGTTTTGACGATAGAACTCGGTACCGGCAGTTCCGCCATCGCCGGCTCGCAATCCTTCGCTGCGAATCTCGGCGTATCGTTCCCACAATGTTTCGTTGGTGGGGAACGAGTTGACCATTCGCGTTCGCTCGCCGTTCCATTCCGGGTGTTTGTCGCGGTCGAGGATGTTGTCGGCCATGTCTCCAGGACGGATGACGGTGCATGGCATGATGCCGGAAATCTTTTTGCCAGGGCCGGCGAGTCCGAGCACCGCACCGGCGAGGATGGCTTCGCGGTTGGCACATTGCGAAAGCGATCTTGCGGACTCGTCGGTTTGTGGGTCGTCGAGCACGACCAACGAAGGCCGAACCGTTTTCCCGTCAGGGCGTTTGAACTTCATGCCGCGGATGCGACCGGTTAAGCCAGCAACCTTGATGATCGCGCCGCTCGCTTTGCTGCCGGCGATCGTTGGTAACACGACCTCTTTGGCCGTCCAACCGATTTGTGTTCGCTTGCCCTGGTAGAGCTGGCCATTGGCTCGGTTGGAAATTCCGTCGAGGGCTTGAATAGGAAAGCAGACCTCCGGGTAGTCGGCCAACAGCAGTTCGTTGGCGTCGAGTTCGGTTTTGATCGAATCGAGCATGTCGCAGGCGTGGCCCTCGTCGCTTCCGATCAGGCAAACGAAGTCGCGATAGCCGTTGAGCACCGCCCAAATGCACGCGACCTCGGCGAGCGAACTCTTGCCCGAGCCGCGGGCCATCGCAAGGGAAAACAACCCGCCGCGGACGACCGCCTCTTCGATCTTGCGAATTACCTTGATGTGGTCCGGGGACCACGAAAGATGAAACGTCAGCTTGAAATACGCCTCGCAAAAGAACTGGAAGCTGCCGGCGGCCTTTGTTTTTCGCTCGGCGTCCTCGACCACGGGGAGGTCGCCAATGTCTCGGCCGGCCTGCGCGATCGCTGCGTTGCGTGATCGTGCTCGCTCTTTTGCGTCTGCATACGGGTCTTCGCTCGCCGGCGGTTTCGGTTTGTTTCGTTCTTCGAGTAGCCATTGACTGAACCGGAGAAGATCGACGTGTTGACCGTCTCCGATGCGATTGCCGGCTCGCGTTCGATAGCGGTAGAGCTGCCGTTCGTTGATCACCTCACCGAGCGCCGTGCTATTGAGCATCCGGCAGCACTCGCTCGGCTTCAGTCGTCGGATGTCATTGGCCACGGTGCATCTCCTGCAATTGCCATGCGGTGTAGTCGAGAACGCTGAGGGTTCCGTCGGCGTTGGTTGGTGCGCCGGCTTCGATATCGGCCTGGATGTTTTCGACCTGCACGCGGCGTTGGGCCGCGGCGGAAAGAACTTGGGCGAGTTGTTGGACCGTCAATGCGTTGGGGCTGACGGACGGCTTCTTGTCTTCCATGACGGGCTCCGTTGGGGACTTCGCGACAGGGGCAACACGCCGTCGACTGTCGCGAGAAATGGCATCGCCGGCATGGTTCGCCGCATGTTTGGAACAACAAAACAGGGGCAAACGTGGCCGCGTGTCGGCGTGAAAAGAAAGCTGCGAATTACTGAAACATTACTGCCGAGCTTCGCTTGAGGTGTCTCGAAACGCATGGCTCATGTGTGTCAACGAAACGAATTCTTAACCCCTTCGGAGACACAAACATGCACGCCAACGACATCGCCTTCGGTATCGAACTCGAAACCACCATGCCTGAAAACGACCCCACGCCGATCGGCGGCTACCACAACGGATTGCCGGTTTCTTGGTTGCCGGCGGGTTGGAAAGCCGAACGCGATTCGAGCATCATGACGCTGGGGCGCGGCCGGAAGGGTTGCGAATTTGTATCGCCGGTCCTTCGGGGATACGAAGGACTGCAAAGCGTGATGACGGCGGTCGACGCGATCGCGGCTCGCGGCGGCCGGGTCAACTATTCGACCGGCATTCACGTCACGGTCAGCTTCGGCAACGACGCCGCGGCCCTTTCGCGACTCATCTCGCTGATCGGCAACCACGAACGAGCCATCTACGCTTCGACCGGCACGCGACGCCGCGAACAAAACCGCTGGGCCAAACGGATCAAGGACTACGGAAACAAAGACGCCGCGAAACGCCAATGTGAATCGGACCGCTACCACTTGCTCAACCTGACGCACCTCGCCCGCGGCAAGAACCGTATCGAGATTCGGGCCTTCGCCGGCAGTCTCAACAAAGACAAAATTGCCGGCTACCTGCAACTTGTACTCGGCTTGGTAGAACTCGCCTTGAATAGCAAACGGTGCTCGGGTTGGGACTACGCAAAGAAACCGGGCACAAAGAGTTGCTGGGACCGACCGGGTGCCGGCGAAGGGGAAACGGAATTGAACCGGCTGTTCTACCGACTCGGTTGGACGAAGGGTTGGTACAAGGGCGACCTGCGTAACAAACGGTTCGGCGAACTGACCGCCGGCGACCAAACCTGCGATTGGAAACCGGTCAAAAAGAAGCTTCTCGAAATGGCTCGCAAGTACGACCGGGCGGTTTAATCGCCGGCGGCTTGCCGCATCACCAACGCCGCGGTTTGCCCCGCGGCGTTTCTTCGTTTTCTGGCGGCCACGTTCGTCAAACGTGGCCTTCTTCCGGTAGGTCAAAGGTAGGAGGCCATTGTTTTCCGATCGCCACACAAGGCGTTTGTCGGCCACGTTGGCGACATCCAGAAACATGAAGAAACCCTGCGAATTACTGCCGGGATCGGCTTGCTGCGTCTCGAAACGCATGGCTCATGTGTGTCATCGAAAGACGGTTTTTCATTCACCCAAACGGAGAGACAAACATGACGGTTTCCGAACTGATGACGCTTTTGGAAGAGTACCGCGAAACGCATGGCGACGACTGCGAAGTGCGGTTGATGACGCAGCAAAACTGGCCCTTTGAAAACCGCATCGCCGGTTTGACCAGCGGCGCGGAGATGAACGAAGCGAGCGAAGAAGACGCTAGCGAATTCTTCGACGACCAAGACGTAGCCGACGACGCGATGGTCTACATCGTCGAAGGCGGCCAGATCTGCTACGGCAGCAAACGGGCTTGGGAAACCTGCCGAGATTGCTAGCCGCGGCCGGTGAAAAGAAGTTCGGAAAACATCTCGAATGTTTTCCGAACTTCGCTTGCTGGGATCGAAACCGCATGGCTCATGTGTGTCAACGCAAGACGGTTTTTCATTCCCGCAAACGGAGACGACGCGATGACGCAACGCAAAGCCCACGAGATCAAACCCGGCGACCGAATTAACGGTGTCGAAGTTTTCGATACCGCTCGACCAACCTTCGGCGGCTTCTACATCCCGATGGTTGACGGGACACGAATCGAAGTCGCCACGCTGGACACAACGATCGCCACCGTCTGAACGAAACCAATCCTCCCCTTCCAGCACGGAAACCCAAACATGCCCAACGCCAACATCCGCCAACGCATCGAAGCCGAATACATCGCCGCCCACGCTCGGGCGTTGACGCTTCTCGAAGACTTGCACCAACGCATTGAAGACACGCCGGCACCGACCGACGACGGGCCGGCGATCGGCTGGGACGACGTTGGATCGCTCAAACATCTTTGCGAACAACTGCAAGATTTGAAGAACCATTTCTCGCCGGATGACGCGGGAAACTAACCCCAAAACCATTTCACTTTTCCTGAACCTAAACAAGGAACCAAACATGCCGCACTACACCGAACAAGACAAGAAGGACGCACGCACGCTGCTCGCCACTATGGAAAAACTCGACAGCCGCGTTCGCCGGCGAATGACCCGAGGAATCTTTTCGGCTTACGAAACGATGACCGACCTGCGCGACGCGATGGACATTGCGATCCGGAAAACGAAGGGTGACGAACGCAGGATTTTGATCGCCGAACTCGACCGAGTCGAAAAGGCGATGCGAGAACTGACCAGCGGAATTTTGCCGGTCATCGTGCCGCCCGACGAAATGAATTGAAAACCCGCGGAATCCTGTCGGACTTCGCTTGATGTCGTTTCGGTTTCAGGGCTCATGTGTGTTTCCGAAACGATTCTTCTTTCAACCCAACAAACCGGAGACGCCACCATGGCAAACGCGACCGAGACAAAAACCAAGACACCCGAAACCACCATCCGCGCCGAACTGGCGAAACTCGAATGGATGATTCCCGACGCCAAACGCGACCTCGCCAAAGCCGCCGAACGATTGGCCGCCCGCGGGATCGCGGCGGTCAAGGAATGCCACGCGATGATCGCGGACGAACCGTGTTCGATGGGCTGGACCGAGTTCGCCGAACAAGACGCCCGCCACGCTAGCGAAGCGAAAGCGAAACTCACGGCATTGTTTGAACACCGCCAATTGCTGCAGTACTTGATCGACGAAAACGACTGACCGCCGGCGAACTTGCCGCTCCGCCACACGCCGCGACGTTCGCCCAACGCCGCGGCGTTTTCTTGTTCGGGCATGGTTCGCCGGCGAGTTGCAACGACGCGACACGTCGCGTTTGTCGGCCACATCGGCGACATCAAAAAACATTCAAAAACCCTGCGAATTGCTGCCGAACTTCGCTTGAGCTGTTCAATAACCCATGGCTCATGTGTGTCACCGAAACGGTTTTTCATTCCTTTCCAAACGGAGACACACCCATGCGAACCGCAACCCAAATCAACGGCCGCCGCCCTCGCCCCAACCGCCTCGAAGTTCTGCAAAAGCGCTACGCGGCGCGGCAACGCCAAGCGGCGGATTGCTGCTTGAAGGCGGCGACGCTCGAAATGCTTTCGGAATTGACCGACTACGTCGACAACTTTGACCCCGAAGGTATCTACGCTCCCGAAGACGGCCAGCACGTCTACCCGGCTCTGCAACGTTTCTACGACGGGCTGATGGAGTTGAACGCGACGCTTCACGACGACATCGGCCGGTAGCCGACCGCGGCGAAGGCCGGCGGTCGCGGTCATTTGAAAAACTTCTTGAATGATTGCCGACCGCCGGCAGATTCCGCTTGATGCGTTCGCAAACGCATGGCTCATGTGTGTCACCGCAACGGTTCTTTCCAACCCTTCCAAACGGAGACACACCCATGGCAACCGTCACCCAAAACCGACCTTCGACCGCCGACGTTTTGTACGCCCAAACGTCGGCGTTGCTTTTGATCGAACAACTACGCGACGCGGTCGCCAACATGCCGCTGGCCGAAGCGGTTTCGCGACGCGGGCTGGTCGAAACGTTTGGTGAACTGGACGACCTGCACGACGAAGTCGACGGACTGTTGGCGAACTTCCAAAAGAATTTCAAAGACTGAATTCGCCCGTGTGTCGGGAGTTATCGCAGCTTTCCAGAAACATGGGAAAAGGCTGCGAAAAGCTGCCCGAACTCGCTTGAGGTGTTTTCAAAGTCATGGCTCATGTGTGTTAACGCCGAACGGCAAAACGCTTTTTCAAAACCCTTTCCGAGAGACCAAAACATGGCTTTGAACGAAACCCAAAAGACCGCGATCGCCAACCTTCGCACCGAGATGCAAAAGCTGGACCCGGACGCATACCAACGTATCCGCGAAGACTTCTACCGAATCGCGGACAACCTCAAACCGCTCGCCGACGCCCTTGAAATGGCCGACGCCGACCTGGGGGCGAAGGCCGGCCCGCTTTTGGACGAGCACTACATCTTTGCCCAAATGTACGACCTGCTTCGCAAGAGCAACCTGGGCGGGGTCGTTTGAACCAAAGCCGAAACTCCGGCACGGACGCCGGCGTCGCGGCGGGTTGGTGCCCGCCGCCTGACGATGGCAGCCAACCACGAACGATTCCAAACGGAGAGACGAAGATGAAAAAGGCAGACGTAAAGATCGGCGGCGAGTACTTCGCGAAAGTCACCAACAAAAAAGTCACGGTCCGGATCGACGCGGAGAATGCATCCGGCGGTTGGGACGCGACCAATTTGGCGACCAATAAAAAGGTCCGCATCAAAACCGCCGCCCGACTTCAAGGGCCGGCCCGCGTGGCGACGCAGGCGACCGGTGAACCCAAACGGGTGTTGAAGAAGAAAGCGAAGACGGAAACGGCAGCCGGCGGCCAGAAAAAGCTTTCGTGCGTCAAAGCGGCTTTGCAGGTTTTGGAAACCGCCGGCGAACCGATGAACTCGCAAGAGATGATCACCGCCATGGTGGAACAAAACCTCTGGGAAAGCCCCGGCGGGAAGACGCCGCACGCGACTTTGTACTCGGCCATTTTGCGCGACCTCAAACGCGGCGACGAAAGCCGGTTTGTCAAAACCGAACGCGGCCGGTTCACGGTGCGGGTTTGAAGGGGAGGCGACGCTATGAAAACGATTGGTGACATACGCGAGGTCGAGGATTTGGTTGACGGCGAGACCGCCAAGCCGGAATCCGACATGGGTTACGAACTGCGGACGATCGCCGGCCGGTTTGAACGCGGGACCGTGGTCGGGATCACCCGCCGCGGCAACCGCATCCTTGCCACAACAACCAACGGACACGAGTTCGCGGTAACCGGACCGAACGCTCACGTCTTGGTTCCACTTTCCTTCTAGCCGGCGAACGCTTCGCCACACTCGCCCGACGTTGGCCACGGTCGGGCGTTTTCTCGTTGTGCGGCAAACCATGCGGCGCACCGGAGTCGGCCGACACGCGGCCTTTGTTGCGGTCGTTCGCCGGCAATGAAAAACATTCAACATTCCTAGGAACGTCCGCCGGACTTCGCTTGCTGCCGGCGAAAAGTCATGGCTCTCTGTGCTCACCGAAACGGTTTTCACGAATTTCTTCCCCACACGGAACAACACGATGAAGAACGCCAACGTTCAAACCCTCGCCCCGCGGCCGATCGAGCCAGCCGCTGCTTACGACAACGCTCACCAAATTTCACGCGACTTGCTGCAGCACGTTGAATTGCAACTCGATCGCATGTTGAAGCCCGACAACAAGGCTCTGCGTTGGACGCACGTTCGGGCTTTGAATTTGATCAATGCCCAGCTTTCCGAAGTGGCCGCCCTGGTCGACGAAACCAACAACGCTCGCAACTAAGGACGTGACCATGCAAACCAAACTGAAGGCGGGCGACCGCGTCCGCCTGGTTTCGATGACCGACGACCCCGACCCGATTCCCGTCGGCACCACCGGAACGGTGGCCGGCGTTTATCCGCATGGCGATTGGACGCAAGTCGATGTTGATTGGGACACCGGCCGGTCATTGATGCTTTCCATTCCACCGGATGTCGTCGCAACGATCGACACGCCGACAACTCTACCCCACGGAGATTGATCCATGTCCACAAGAGCCATCCTCGCCATCCGGTTGCCGGACGAAACCATCCTCGCAACTTACCTGCACTTCGACGGCTACCCTGACCACGTGATGCCGATTCTGACAACCGGCTACGTCGATCCCGACGAAGCCCTCGAACTGATCCAAGCTGGCGAGATCCGATCGCTTTCGCCGCGACCGGCGTTGCCGGAGTACTTTGAAACCAGCCGGCAAACCAACGAACTGAAATCCGCTGCGGAACTGCCGGCGTTGGCTCGATATCTGAACGCCGAGCATGTTTACCTGATGAACGAAAAGGGTTGGACGCACCAAGAAGTTTGACGCGACCGCTCATCGCATGTTCTCCTCGCGTGCACCGACGGGAATCGGTGACTCGCCGGTTCGTTCGAGAACCGCTTTCTTGCCGGTGAAGCGTTGGAAGCGGTCGACGATCACGTCGCAGTACGGCGGATCGAGTTCCATCAAGAACGCTTTGCGCCCGGTTTGTTCGGCTCCGATCAAGGTCGAACCGCTACCGCCGAACAGGTCGAGTACGTTCTCGCCGCGGCGGGACGAATACTGCATCGCCAAGACCGCAAGTTCGGCGGGCTTGCCGGTGAGGTGTTCGAGTTTCTGCGGCGCGATCTTCTTGACGTGCCAAAGGTCGGTGGCGTTGTTCGGCCCGAAGTATTTATGAGCCGCACCCTCCTTCCATCCATAGAACGCCCATTCGTGCGCCCCCATAAAATCTTTTCGCGTCATCACAGGATGTTGTTTGTCCCAAATGATCGCTTGCGAAAAATACAAACCGGCCGCGGCGAGTACCGGCGGATAGTTCGCAATGTTTGAGAACCCACCCCAAATGTAAAACGACCGGCCGGGTTCGAGCACACGGGTGATGTTGCTGAACCAGGCTTTGAGCAGCCGGTCGAACTCTTCGTCGGAAACAAAGTCGTTTTCCAAAGGCCGGTCCTTGGCCCGCATCTTCTTCGGGCCATCTTTCGTCTTGCCCTTGCCGGCCTCGAACGAACTGTTGCCGGCCGCGATCGCGTTCTTGCTGCGGGGTTCGACCTTCACGTTGTACGGCGGATCTGTATTGCAAAGCTGAATCTTCGCGCCGGCCAATAGTCGATCGAGATCTTCGACGCTGGTCGAGTCACCACACATCAAACGGTGCTCGCCGAGGATCCAGATGTCGCCACGCTGGGTGATCGCTTCGTCGGGAGGCTCAGGCACGTCGTCGGGATCGGTCAAACCCTGGTCGACGCCGGGGTCGAGCAACTTGGCTAGTTCATCGCTGTCGAATCCGAGCAACTCACAATCGAACCCACTGTCTTGCAGGGCTCCGATTTCCAGTGGCAGCAGTTCAAAATCCCACTCCGCGTTCTCGCCGGTGCGATTGTCGGCGATCCGGTAGGCCCGCACCGCTTCGGGTTCCATGTCCGTCGCGACGTGGACCGGGACTTCGACGAGGTTCAAAACCTTGGCGGCTTTGAATCGCGTGTGGCCGACGATGATGACGCCGGCGGTGTCGACGACGATCGGTTGGCGAAAGCCGAATTCGTTGATGCTTTGCACAACGTCGGCAACCGCGTCGTCGTTGATGCGAGGATTGTTTTCGTAAGGCTTGATCCGATCAAGCGTCCACATTTCGACCTGCATGGCAGAGTCCTTTTCCAAAGGGGAAGAAGCGGAAAAGGGTCGGTCGTTGGGCGGTTGGTTAGATGTTTGGGTGGGTTGGCTGGCTGGCTTGCTATCTAGATCTGATCCATCCAGTCGTCGCCGACGTGGTCGGGAATGCGTCGTTCTGTGATGGAATTGATCCGAACGGTTTCTCCGTCGCCCCAAACGAGGATCGGCGTTGGAACGCGGACGGCCGCGGCGATAATCGTTTGAGTGGTTTCACTCGCGGCTGATTCAAGTCGATCGAAAAACGAAGTTGGTTTCGCTGAAATCGCCAGGGGTTTGTCTAGCAAGTTTGGCGTTTGAGTTTGAATCGCCTTGATTGCTGGGGTGTCGAAACAGACTGTTTGGTTGTTTTCGTGCAGAGCGATGGGGCTGGGTGGGTACCAAGTGCCATCGAGGATTGCCCAGCGATCGGCGACGGGGGCATAGTGTTTCGCGAAGTTGAAGATGCCTTGGTCGAACCGCCGGCGGATGACCGGTTCGGGGATGTTGTGACCGCCTTGGCGAACTCGGTTGGCGACGCGATCGACGGCGAAGTCAGCGGTCGGTAACCACACGAAGACGATTTCGATTTGATAGCCGTACTCGTGCTTGAGCCTTGCCAACCGCTGGGCATGTCCGCGGCCGGCGAGCGTTGTTTCAAGAGCGAAGGTTTTGCGTCCGCGAGTGAGTTCCTCAATTCGCCCGAGCATCAAGCGGCCGGCCGGAATCGCTTGTGAGTCTGGATTGAATGGCGACAAGCCGGCGGCAATTAAGTCTGCGTTAAGGAATTCCCGGCAACCGGCAAACGCATGCAAGTAGCTCATCGCAAAGGTTGTCTTGCCGGCACCGTTCGGGCCGGCGATGACATGGACGGTAGGTTGGGCAGATTTATTCAAAGCGTTCCGGTCCTTTTGCACGCGATTTTACGATGGCGAGGGCAAACAACCAACGCGACATGTTTCATTCGGACAAGCGAAACAAACTGTGCCTAATACCGCCGCTGTTCCCGCGGCCCTGACCAGAGAACGCCCTGGCCGGGAGTACCTACGCGTCGCCGGCGTGGCCGCACACGGCGGCGTCGGTCGCGTCCTCGCGGGCTGCCGCATCGAAGGCGGCGTTGGCTTCGGCGTCGCCTTTCGATGCGAACTCGCCGCACCAGTCGTGGTCATTGACGATGGGGAAGTGACCGTCGGCGATGAACGTTTCAGAGGTGACGCCAACCATCGCGGGCGGACGGCGACGGCACTCGCCTCGATCAGTCAAGCGACCTTGGTGGTTGAACGTCGGCTCGAAATATCGGCACTCGTCGCATCGGATTTGCATCGGCAGCTCCGTCGGGTTGGGAAAAGAAGTCTGTCACCGGAAATCTGTCGCCACACCCCCTCGTGCGCACAAACGCGTATCGCGGGGGCATGGGCGTGACACGGGGACAGATAAAGAAAGAGAGAGAGTTTTTTTTGTTATTTAGGGACTTTTCGCCCGAAAAGATCTGTCACCAATCCGTCACTTTCGGGGGTGACAGATTGGGACGGTTCTCGGTTTGAAAGCCGTTTTGGTCAGCAAGAATCGCCGGAACCGTCACGCCGCGGTGACGAATTGGGACAGATTGGTGACGGATTAATCGACCGTGATCTGATAGCCCTTACCGGGCTTGGTCTTCGATTCGATCCAGACGGGCTTGATCTGCTCTTGTTGAACGAGCGTATCAACGACCTGGTCAAATTCGTTCGATTTCATTTTCATTGCTCGCATGATCTGGCGACGACTGATCACGCCGGAGCTTTCGTCTTGAAGACGTTTCATGAACTTCAAGCACTCTTTGTGAAACGGGTTCTCAGCAACGTGGACGGACGCGAGATAAAGTTGCCGACGAGTTTGATGCAGTGAGAACTCGCTGGCCCAACGAACGGCATCGAGCGTGATCTGGGGTTGGAGATGGTTTTCGCTGACCGCATAGATCAAAGCGAGCTTCTTGGCGTGTTCGCATGTGCGACTCCAGGCGGCACGAGCCACTTCGTCGCCGGCATCATCGGCTTTGTCGTATTCGACCTCGGTTTGCAGACGCAGATCCGTGATGGCAGTTTCGGCTCCGGTCGTCAGTGGCACGCGCAGCGGTTTCGGGTGAACGGCCATGAAGTTGCCGCCGCCGGGATGGAAGTCGGCCCACCATTTCGCGGTTTCGAGGATCTCATCGGGCAGGTCACGAGCCGATCCCGGCGTTTGGCCTTTGCCACGCTTGCCGACGTCGATGATGTTCAGACGGGCGAAGAAGCCGTTGGTGAGCATTCGCTGTGAAAGCGATTCATAAAAGTACTTTGGCGTTGCGGTGCCGAACAACGTTAGGTGCGGTTGGTCGACGTAGCCGCCTTCCTTCTGGTTGGCTTTCACTCGCAGCGGATAGAAGTCGCCGGCGGAGGTGTAGAGCGTTAACAAAATGTTCGGGATGGATTCGCGGCTGCTGTCGCGGTCGAGGTTGATCTGTCGCAGCACACCGTCCATCTCGTCGTTTTGAAACAGCATCTTGCTGCTGCGGGCGAGTGCGTCTTGAATGCCCTCGCCGGACGCGAACTTGTCACCGAGCGATTGCGATTCGCCGATTTGAAATAGGATCTGTGAATTGACTTTGCGGGGAAATTCCTTGCCAGTGCCGCTGCCGGCGAGCGCGAGCAGATAGATGTTGGTTCGTAGATCACCGGTCGTCGCGACTTTGCGGCCCGCCAGGTACGACTGCAACGCCATCGCCCCGCAGAACGCCAACGCGACGTTGGGGTACGGTGCATTGGCGAGCGTGAACTTCATCACATTGCTAACGAAGCCCGGCACGTTGAACAGATGTTCGGGCAGGTGGCCGGGATCGGGACAGTCGGCGAGCTTGGGTTCCGTGGCTTTGGTGGCAACGGTCTTTGGTGCGACCATGAAGCCGCTGAGGTCGACCGTTTCGCCGACCGATTCGTTCGGTCCCTCATCGCGAAGCCATCCGAACGGGCGGTCGTGTGACTTGGTTGCGGCTTGGTTGATCTTGTGTTGCAGTTCGCGATCGGACCACGGGGGCGTGCATAGCGGGTTGTATTCGGTTTGCAGGATCGTCAACGCTCGATCGGGCTCGATACCGAATCCGTGCACCAGAGCGGTCGCCGCGGCGAAGGTTTGCGAGTGACCGCTGCTGCCGGAGATCGCCGGCGGCATGGAGTTGAGGTACGCAATCGCTCGGGGTTCGATGTCGCGGTGGCGTAAGCTTCCAGCTTGCGATGGTTTCGGTTCTGGTCTTGGCTCAGGCTTCGCAAGCTGCAAGCTCACGCCACGTTTGACAATCACAGCGTCTGCGAGAGCTTTCACGCACGCGGCCAGCATGGGGGCGGGAACGGTTGCTGGTTCGGCATCGAGAACATCGTACGGTTCACCTTCGGGATGAATGCTTGGACCGACGACGGTTTGCGTTCCGGTGGATCGCAATTCGACGATCATCGAACCGTCGCTGGGGTCTTGGTGCTTTTCGGTGTTCGCGCCTGTGGCGATGTACCAACGATGCGATCGCAATGCCGACGGCCGGCCGGTGATCGACGGCGTTGGAGGCAGATAGCTGTCGGCCAATTCGATTGCTTCGGAACAATCGAGGTCGACGTCGACGAGCCAACCGGATGGTTCGCCAAGGATAATGCCGATGTTGCTGTTCTCGGGAATCGCCCTGGGTTGCAAACGCAGGTTTGTCCAATCACGACGCGACGGCGACTTCGACCGTGGGCGCAGCGGAACACAGAACCAGCCGCGCTGGCGATAGATCGCGACTTGCGATCGGACGTCGGCTTGATCGGTGGGAGCCATCGCCAGCTACAAAACAGAGAAGGAAACAAGAACACAAACAACGCCGGCGACTGGTTAGAACTCGTCGACCAACTTGGGCACCTCGCTGAGACGCCGTTTTGCGAGCCTGTATTGCTCGGCGGCCTCGGCGGCGTCGCGTGTGTTTGTCCTCATGTTCTCGAAGCACGCATCCAAAGCCATCGAAACTTCAAACACCCACTCGTCCCAGAACTCGCGATCGTTTTCGGATAGAAAGTTTCGCAACTTCGCCAACGGATGGTTCGGTAGCAATTTTGATTCTTCGTGATAGAAACACAGATCGCAGCCTTCGCCGCTGGCCGTCGGTTCGTTGAGGTAAAGATCGTACTTCGCGGCGGTGAAGTCACTGTCGTCGAGCAGTTCTTTGTCTTGATCGAGTGCCACCTCTGCGGTGATGCTGCGAATGCGGCAAGCGATCGGATTGTCGACAACGAGTTCAACGCCATCGAGCGGTCCGTCGTTGAGTTGAATGGTGTGTTCCAATGGAAATCCTTGATTGGAGGGCATGAGTTAGAACGGGGCTTCTTCGAGGGCTTCGTGCGGCAGTTCGCCAAGCGTTTGTTTGATGATGCGGTCGTACTTCTGACCGGCGATGGATCGAACCGTGATGGACTCCGGCGCAGCCAGTAGTCCGGCCGCGGCGAGGTCCATTGCCTCGTCTGCGTCGCTTGGACACGGATCAAGACAACGATCTCGCCACCACGCTTCGGCTTTGCGTCTTGCATAGCCCGAATGCTCAATGCAGATGAACTCGCTTTGAAAGTGATCCAGGCCGATCATGTAATCGACTCGCAGGCATCGCGGCGCGTCATCGTCGGCGTCACGTTTGCGGTGGATGCGATAGCTCACATCGTGAACGTCATAGTCCGTGTCTGTAACTTCACCGGAAAGCACACCGGCCTCGCTGGCTTTGGCGTCGTGGGCTTCGCGGTCCGGTGGCGGGAACGGGTGACCGCACTCGGGGCAGCTCGCGTATCCGCAAGCGACCAGGGCGTGACACTTCTCGCACTCCTTCGCTGGCGGTTCTTGGCCAGGGCGAGCGGCTTTGTCCTTGGGTTTGATTTGGTCGATTGGTCCGTGGCGTTCGATGTTGCCACCGAAGTCGAGGACCAAGCAGTTCTGTTTGTCGGGATGCAGACGGAAACCGCGGCCGACGCATTGGTAGAGCAAGCCCGGCGACATGGTCGGACGCAGCATCACGACGCAATCGACTCGCGGCGCGTCGAAGCCAGTCGTCAGCACGTTGACGTTACAAAGGAATCGCAGCGGCTCGTCGGCCAGCAATGATGTCGGTGCGTCGCCACGGAAACGAGCGAGCAACTCGTCACGTTCGCCCGCCGGTGTTTGTCCGGTCACGAAGCCGCATTCGATGTCGTGATTGTCTCGCAACGCTTCGACGACTTGACGCCCGTGTGCCACCGACGACGCAAAGATCAACACGGCCCGGCGATCAGACGTCAGTTCAACGATCTCGGCACACGCGGCGGACACGAGGGCGTCATCGCCGGCCAGTTGTTCAACATCCGCCGTCACGAATTCGCCAGCACGAACGCGAAGATCGCCAAAGTCTGCTCGGTTGACACCAGCTTTGGAAACTAGCGGACACAAGTAACCGTCACGAATCAGTTCCTTGATGCCGATCTCGTAACAGATGCTGTTCAAAAAGTGGTCCGGCGAACAGATCATGCCGGAATCGAGACGAAACGGCGTCGCGGTCAAACCGATGACTCGTACGTTCGGGTTGATGACTTTGCAATCGGCAAGGAACTGCCGATACATGCCATCGCCCTTCTTTGAGATCAGGTGGGCTTCGTCGACGACGATCAAGTCGAACGGATCGAGATCACATGCTCGCTTGTAAACGCTCTGGATCCCGGCGACCAACACGGGATTGTTGGTGTCACGCTTTTTCAGTCCAGCAGAATACAAACCGACGTTGATGTCGGGACACAGCCGACGAACCTTGTCGGCGTTTTGTTCCAGCAATTCTTTGACGTGAGCCAAGATCAGAACGCGGCCGTTCCATTGGTTCACGGCGTCCGACGCAATCTTTGCGAGCACGAGACTCTTGCCGGCACCCGTTGGTAAAACGGCAACAGGATTGTCGTCGCGGTTGCGAAGGTGATCGTAGACCGCATCGACGGCGGCTTGTTGGTAACCGCGGAGTTTCATCTCAATGGCTCCCCGTTGTGTCGCTTTTCCCCTCGCACGATCGGCATCGCGTTGGGAAGTGTGTTGTTGATGAAGGTGCAGTCGGGACAAATGCGGTTGGCTGGTCCCTTTGCGGCAAAGACGAAGTTGCAACGTAGGCACGTGCGCGCTTCTGAGATGTCGATCGACTCGGGCAGCGTTTGTAGGTAAACGTATACCCGCCCCTCTTTCGGGAACGGAGCGTGCTTTTCGATCGACAAACGCACGATTTGGCTGTCGTCGTGGAACGCACCGCCGGCTTGCAGCGAATCCAACATCGCTTTGAGCACGTTGTCGACGTCGCGTTTGCGTCGGTCTGGTGGTTCCAAGGTGATGTCGACGACCAGATCGCCATCGAGCGGTTTGACGTTCTTTCGATGTAGGTACATGCCCACTGCCGTGCGATACTCTCGCCCCTGCTTGCTGACCAACACGCGCGAGCCGACGTGCCGCCAGTAGCGATTGACCGAAGGGGGATAAGGCAGTTTCAGTTTTTGCATGGTGCAACATCAAAGAAGTGTTTGAATAAAAAACGCCCGGCCGGCATTCCGTGCCGGCCGAGCGTCAGGCTTGGAAGCGATCCAAAAGAGGCCGCGGCTATCGCTTCCAAGGGGCGTCCGTGCCACTGATCTGTGAGGCCGGCTTCGGTTCGGCCGTCGCGCCGACCTTGGCATAGCCCTTCACTTCGTTTTGCAATTCGCCGGTGTCATTTCGACGTTTCAACTTCACCGTCAGCAGGCACGGCAAGTTGTGCAGGTCCGTCGAATCCGAGGGCACCAAGACGCCGACGGATCGGCAGATCGCGGACAACTCCCGCCGGGCGATGTCCACCGCGGTCGCGTTGGGGTTGTCGAGGTTGAGTCGCACCCAGAGCAGACGGTTCGCGTACTCGCCCTCCACGATCTGAAAAACAAGCTGCAAGTAATTTCCCGTGCCGGCTTTCGTCGGCTTCATTTCGCTGTCGGTGATCACCGCGACGTACTTGCCGTCGGGGATCGGTTCCATGTCGTTGGATGGTTCGACGGTGTTGGCATCAAAGCCTTGAAGGTTGGCCATGGTTGGTTCCTTGGTTGGATGGAAAGGGAAAGTTCAGTGAATCAGGAATGGTTCAGTTGGCGGTCATCGCACCGACAAACGCCGGCCAAGAGAGCGGCAATTCTTCGGCGATGCCGTAACGGTTCTTCGCCACGCAGGTCGGCGATCCGTAAGCACGCACCACACGTTCGCCGCCTTCCTTGCCGATGGCGTGAGCGATGGTGCGTTTGCGGTTGAACCCGCCGTCCTCGGTTTGCGTTCGCATCTTTCGCGTCGCAAACAAGACCGCGTCGCACCACTCTTTGATGAGAGCCGCGGCGTGTTTGTGCAGCCGCGGCGAATAGCGGTCATAGGGCGAAGATTCCGGATCCTCGAAACGCTCGACCTTGGAATGGGCGATCAACACGATCACCATCCCGCGAGATCGAAGCGTCCCGAGCAGATCCAGCACGTCACGCCACAGAGAGAGGGCGTGCATGTAACCGCGTGCGTACCCGCCATCGACCTTCTCGATCGACTCGACGGCATACTGCTGACAGAGCTTGTCCCAGACAAGACGCTCGAGCCAATCGAGCGAGTCGATCACGACGGTTTCGTAATCGTGTTTCTCATTGGCGAGCGTCTTCAACGCTGCAATGACATCATCAAACGTCGTCGCCAGCGGAAAGCGGTCACAGTCGATCTCATCCAGCCCATCTTCGGTTTGAATGAAGATCGGCTTCGGTGCTTCACTGCCAAACGTAGACTTGCCGATGCCCTCGACCCCGTAGAGCAAGACACGGGGCGGCTTCGATTGGCGGCCGGACTGGATCGTTTCAAGTAGGTTGGTCATTGGTTCGATAGTTCCTTGATTGAGTAAGTGGTTGATTTAGAGCGACGCGATCGGTTCGACATCGAAATTGCCGTCGCGATCGCTGGTCACGAGGTAATGCTTCCAGTCGACTTGGACGACAAACCGTTGCTGGCTGCCGAGTCGTTTGCGGAGCGACTTGCAGGCTCCGGTGAATTCACGCGACGCCTCGTTGAAGCGGTCGGCCGATCGCAGGTAGCGACCAACGGCAAGCGAAAGGGCGACGCGGCGTTCGATGTCGAGGGAAATGTCGGGCATGGGATCCGGCGGCGAGAGGTCTGAAAGCGTGACGCCGAAGAAGTGATCCCCGGCTACTTGTAGACCTACCGGAACAAACCTCGAAATGACGAAGCCCGGCCAAAGAAATTCACGACGTGTACTCGTGAAGGCCCGCTTCCTCGAAGATTTTGACAATCTTGGCTCGCCAAAAATTCAGCGTCGTTCGCGGCACTCCCATCAGCCTCGCGATGTCGGCAATCGAATGATCGCCGAGCAAACGCACGAACTCTTGTTGCTGCGGCGTTAACCGGGAAAGCACCACAGCCAGATCGTGCTTCAAGTTCGAGTAATCGTTTTGATCAAGTCGGCGAGTTTCCAAACGCCGGTCCTGTTCGTGTTCGCCAATCGTCTGAGCCATCTCGACAGCACCAATGTCGCTGTCAACGATCGTCTGGCTCAACGACACCGGCGTCTCGGTCCGTCGCATCGACGCTTGACGATGTTCAACGAGCGTCGCGACGTAACGATCGACGATCATCACGATGAACGGGTTGCGATGGCCGACCTCGTCGCTGTGCCGGGTCATCGCGTCGGCGAGTCGGCCGAGGAAGTCTTGCGTCAAATCGTCTTCGGTGTCGCCGGCGAACTCGGGCCGGCGGAGCAGTTGTCCAACGCGGCGGCTGACGACCTTTCGGGTGAATGGATCCTTCGTCAACGAGGGTGTGATGGGAGTGGTCTTGGGTTCGGAAATGCTGGGCACGAGCGGACTCCGTCGGCTGGCGAGTGTTTTGAAAAGGCCGCATCACGGCAGCGGCCACACCCTCCGGCGAAGTTGCACGAAATCGCACTTTGCAATTTGCGAATTGCCGTTTCACCAAGCAAAACACGGTCTTTTCGCATCCAGATTTCTGTTGTTGCAGTTGCACGAAATCGCACCAACTGCAACGCGGCCCACCCGCTCGTGGGGACGCTGGCGAAAAAACTTTTCGGGCCTTGGACCAAACGTGTCACGACTCCTCGTCATTCTGGCGGACTCTGTTTTCAACTTTCGTATCTACCTTGGAGCCAAACGATGCCTCTCGCCCTCTTTGATCCCGACAACCCTGAAGCACTCGGAAAATACGGTTACGAACTCTTCGGCGAGACTGTTGAGGAACGCCTTGAGAAGAAGATGCTCGGACAGTTGGTTCGACTGCTGCTCAACCCCGAACTTGACCGCTGCGATATCACGGACGAGATCCTCGCCGACCAAGAAATGATTCAATTCTTGTGCGGCTATCGAAAGATCATCGTCGACCAAGTAATACCGCCGGGCTCGAGTTGGGATGCGATCAAAGAATGCCTCGGCGAGTTCGGGTACTACGCTGTCGTCTCACAAGAGCGTCGCGAAACCTTCGTCATGCCGTATCTGGTGGGCTGCCTCCTCGACGAGAACCGCAAGCCATGGTTTCAATCGTCGCCCTTTGAATTCGTGCCTGCGATCGAAGGTATTCAAACGACCAACCTCGGCACCAAGCCGGCGTTCGATGCCCGCTTCGCAAACGATCCTCGGCCCGCTCGAACCGACGACATTCCGTTGCTGTGTGAATTGACCTAGCACCGAATGTCTCGCCCCGCCCCGATGTCCACCTCATCTATCAGCGCGAATTCAAGAATGGATTTCCTTGCCAGCCAACGACTTGCGGGTTTGCTAGCAAATTTCGCCTAGACGGAACAATCGGCAGGACTAGATTTGCTGTAGCACGAAACGAAGTATATCAGCGCTAATTCGAGCCACAGGAATTCACCGCAATGGAAGCCGCATCATGAAGCCCACCAAACCCGGACGAGGACGACCACGCCAAACCGAAATCACCGAAGGTCAATCGCGAGCACTCGACGAACTGTCCGCCGCGATCGACCGCAACGGCATCGCCCCGACGATGACCGAACTCGGTGAACAGCTTGGCATCACCGCCGCCAGTGCCCACCAATTGATCCTGCAACTCGAACGCAAAGGCTACGTCCGCCGGCAACCACGAAAGGCTCGCAGCCTTCGTGTGATCCGCCGGCCGAGCCAGTCGATCGGATCCATGAAGTCGGTGCCGTTGATCGGTGTGGTCAAAGCCGGGCCGGCGATGTTGGCAGAGGAAAACCGTCTGGGTGAAGTGATGGTGGCGTCGGGTTTGGTCGGCCGCGGACAATGCTTTGCACTGGAGATCAGTGGCGACAGCATGAAGGACGCCGACATGCGAAACGGTGACGTCGTGATCGTTCGCCGGCAACTGATCGCTGAAAACGGTGAGATCATTGTCGCGATGATTGATGACGAGGCCACCGTGAAGCGGCTGGAAACGGACGACGGCGTGGTCCGGTTGATGCCCGAAAATCGAAAGTACAAACCGATCGAAGTTCAGCCTGATAGTGACTTTCGTGTGCTTGGAAAAGTCATTGGTGTTTCTCGAAAGTCTGAAAGTTAATTGCTATGCCTCAACCCGCTCCGATCTCCACGATGCTCCGCGTCGTCCCCAACTCGCTGCTGCGACCGTGGTTCAAAGGCCACGTCCCCGGTCACGCCGATGTTCCCTGGGACGCATTGGGCGAACGTGAAATCAGTCCGCTGCTGAATTGCCTGACCGATTTGTTGCCCAGTGAACGCAAAGACGTCGAAGTCGATTTACAAAACATTCGATCGTTCGCTTGCGAAGCCGGCATGGCCGCGATCAACGACACTGCTCGATTGTTCGACGTGCAAGACCTGATGTCACGCGTTCCCGAAGAACTCGACCTGAATGGTCGAGCGATGTGGATTCGCTTGAACGAACCAGAGATCTTCGCCGCGTCGTCCACGTTCTTGAAACTTGAAACGTGCAACTATTGGCGACGCCGCAACGACGTCCCGGCCAACCTGAAATTCGCCGGCAACGTCGAAGAACACCTGGCGATCGCGATCGGCAATCTGCTGCGAGATGACGGTCGCGGGCAAAACGTGACAGTCGAACGAGTCACGCGAGGCGAGATGGAATACTTCATCGCGAATCCCGATGACTACGTTCGCTGTGAAAACACTCACGATGACAGCGGCAATTTGAAGACGATCGCGATTCGGCCGACGGTGCAAATCATCATGGCCTACGATCGCGCGGTCGGCTCGATCGAACTCAGCACGGCGCTGCAGCAACCACGTAAGGAACGCATCGAACAGATTTTTTCCGAGGTCGCGTTGGGCTGGAAACTCGGGCCGTTCGATCCGAATCAAGCGTACCTACTCGATCACTTGAAAGACCCCACCCGAACTCTCGCCACCGACCCGGCCGACAACATCCGCGCCCGCATCGAAACGATCTCAATGCTCAACCCGGTGACCAACCGGCCATTGTTCACCGGTATCGACAGAGGCAATCCCGAGGACACGATCCACCGGGCGATCAGTGAAGAATTGGTGGCATCGAACCAGCAACTTTGGGAACTCCGCGTGAAAACGGTCGAGATCCGATTCGACTTTCCGGCCACCAAGTTCGCCAGTGCCGGGCATCGCAAGATTCGCATCTCACCACGGACATGCAATCTGCGAAGCCTGACGCCGGACCGCGCCGAGATCGTTCAGAAACACCTCAAACTTTGGGAGATCGACGGTGCAGCGAACGACCAATCCGGTCTGGCGTCGCTGGGAGCTTGACCCGCCGGTCTTCACGGTCGACGAAGTCAATCGCGTTCACAAAGCGCAACTCGGTCCGTTCCAACGACTCGGGTTGCTACGCCAAACGACGCCGGCGGTCACTCGCGAATGCTCCGGCTGCGCGGTCGACCATGAAGTGATCTATCGCAACGATGTCCATGGCAATCGCCACGGCTTCATCGTTTGCGAAACCTGCGGCATTCAAAAGTTGCACCCGGATCAACTCGATCAAGTGATCTTTGACACCGCGCGGACGCTAACACACCTGTTCGCGGATGTACGAATCTCCGTGCAACCAATCGTAACCGAACGACTCTGGCAAATCGGCCGCCGAGCGTTCCATGGAACCAGTCGCGAGTTGATCCTCATTCGGAGCAGCGTTGGCAAACACGACGACACGATCCGCGATCATCTCGCCACTCGCCCCAAAGCGATCGTATTCACACCGACGCGAATGGTCGCGAGCTACTGGACTGAACAACTTTCAAACACTGTCAGCTCCATCGAAGAAGTCGCAGCCATAACCAACGAAGCATTCACTCTCGAGTGGGACGCGGTCGACGACGTAATCCTCGATTTCCAACTCACCGAATCACCATCCAAACCTAAACGATCCAGCCGAGCCACCAAGATTGAAGCTCTCCGCAAAGAACTCAAACAACACCTCGCCTCTGCGTACGAACACGCGATGCGAACCAGCGAAGAGTCCGGCTATCCCGAACTTCTACCGCGTCCCACGCAAAGCCAACTCGCCCGAGCCACCAACATGACACCCTCGGACGTCAGTCGCTGCCTCAAAGACAAACAAGCCGATGAACTCCGTCTGCTCTGGTCCACCGCCATCAACATCGAAGCCATCCTGCGACTCCGCCGCGGTCACCCAATGATGAAATAATCTTGGCCGCATTCGTCACTTCGGCATCTCTTCCGGTAGGTCTACAAGTAGCGACGGTGCGTTAACTCCGTTGCCCACTTTCGACCTGTCCCGAACGGAGTACCGGATGCCGCACGATGACGACGCAAATGTAGACACTAACCTTGGCGAGGTTGCCGAGATCCTGGCCAATGGGGTTGCCCGATGGTTGGCCGCCCGTGACAAACCGGCCGAAAAAGACTCGCCGAATCGTTCTCATGTCGGCTTGAGCTCACCCGAAAACGATCGCTCTCTGTGACCGGTGGTAAACACCGCCGAGATTTTCAACGCCCCATTTCTCCATCACAGAGAACCCCATGAGTTTGAACATCACCCGCGAGGTCGCCGACATGAAACGGTTGACGACCGGCGAACTGAAAGACAAATACGAAAACGTTTGCGGCTGCCCACCGCGCAGCCACAACCGCGATTGGTTGGTCAAAAAGATCATCTGGCGAATGCAAGCGATCGAGGAGGGCGGACTGCCCGAACGAGCACGCCGGCGTGCCCTCGAAATGGCCGACGATGCCGATCTTCGCAAGCGACCACCACGGTCATTCACCCAACAAGTCGAATCCGCCGACGACACCACGGTCGCGCCGGATCCAGGACGTGACAGACGTTTGCCGCCGGCTGGCACGGTGTTAGTGAGGATTTACAAGCGCCAAACGATCACCGTCACCGTCAACCAGGACGACTTCAACTTCAACGGCAAACGCTACGAAACGCTTTCCGCGATCGCCAACGAGGTCACCGGTTCACACGTCAACGGATTCGCATTCTTCAAACTCAACCCGAAGAAAGGAGGCACCAAATGATCGCTCCCAGCAAAGAACCGACGACCATCCGCTGTGCCATCTACACTCGCAAGTCGACCAGCGAAGGCCTCGAACAAGAATTCAATTCACTCGACGCTCAGCGCGAAGCCGGTTCGGCGTACATCGCCAGCCAACGCAACGAAGGTTGGGTCGAAGTCGAGACGCGATACGATGACGGCGGGTTCTCCGGCGGCAACATCGACCGTCCCGCGTTGACTCGTTTGATGGACGACATCAAGGCCGGCAAGATCGACTGTGTGATCGTCTACAAAGTCGACCGGCTCAGCCGCTCATTGATGGACTTCGCCCTGATCATGAAAACGTTCGACGACCTCCATGTCTCGTTCGTTTCGGTGACACAGCAATTCAACACGACGTCCAGCATGGGCCGGTTGACTCTAAACATCCTCTTTTCATTCGCCCAGTTTGAACGCGAGATCATCAGCGAACGGACTCGCGACAAGATGGCCGCGGCTCGTCGCAAAGGCAAATACCTCGGCGGGCGACCGATCCTCGGCTACGACCTTGACCGCGAAAACAAGAAGCTGGTCGTCAATGAATCCGAAGCCGAACGGGTCCGCCAAATCTTCGAGCTTTATCTGGAGAGCGAAGGCCTGATCGGAACCATCGAAGGCATGCGTGTTCGCGGGTGGCGAACCAAGTTGTGGATCACAAAGTCGGGCAAGTCGATCGGCGGCGGCCCGATCTATAAGAACACGCTGCACACGTTGCTGACCAACCGAATGTACCTCGGCAAGGTCACCTACCACGACGAGGTCCACGAAGGCGAACACGAAGCGATCGTCGACGAAGAACTTTTCCAAGCGGTCCAGAAGAAACTACGATCCAACCGCATCAACATCGGTGATCGCGTCCACGGGCGAACTCAGGGCGTGTTGACCGGACTGATTCGCTGCGTCGCTTGTGATTCCGCCATGACACACACGACCAGCGGCGGCAGCGGGAACGGCAAGCGATACCGCTACTACGTTTGCAGCAAAGCGAACCGTGGCGGTCATAAAACATGCCCCCGCCCGTCGCTGCCGGCCGACCAAGTCGAACAGTTCATTGTCGGCCAACTGCAATCGCTCACGATCGACAAAGACCTTCTCGAGAAAACCTGTTTGAAAGTTCGCAAGACGGTTCGGAACAAAGGCGAACGACTCGAAAACGAACTCACCGCGCTCACGCTGACGTTGCAAAACACCGAACGAGCGATCGAAGCCTACGCCACGCCGACCGGCGACGACAAACGCGAACCCAAACGGCTCGACACGCTGGCGTCGCTCAACGAGCAAGTTGCCCGTGACCTCCGCCGCCGCACCGAACTGCAACAAGAACTCAACAACATCCACACGGCGGCCCCCGATCGTCACACGATCATGTCGGCGATCAAGGATTTGCAATCGCTCTGGGAACACCTCACCAACGGCGAACGCGGACGTCTAATCAGCAAGCTGATCGAACGCATCGACCACGACGCTTCCGACAGCACCTTCGCCATCACGCTCAGCCCCACGGGACTGAAATCATTCAGTGCCGAACACAAGTCACAGCAACAAGAGGAAAGCCGATGA